GCCGAGGCTCTTGAGGAGGAGATATCCACCCCCAGCGAGAATGACGTCACCGTTTTCTGTGAGAGCTGATAAATCAAACGCCATGTCACTCCACTTCCTTCACGGGGCATCCATCAATGCGGGCCTTGTACCAAGCCGCATCGTCGGCTAATAGAGGGGACTCGCCTTCCACGTTAGCCTCGACGGTTTGGTTGATGTGGCCGAGTCGATTGCGGAGAGATACTCCTGCCTCTCGCTTTTTTTCGTCCTCTGTTTTTGTCGCAGTGATTGCGGCGATTTCTTCTTCAGTGATAACCATTCTTAAATCTCCTGATTGTTATGGTGCGGAAAGCACCCCGTTTGCATCTGCTACAACGGTTCTGGACCCGCTACCTGCAAGCGAATCGATTCGCACGTTTCCTGCGTCTACCCATACGGCGTAATTGTTTGTGGCAGAGGCGGGCGGACCATCGATGTACAAGCTGGCCGCATTCGTAGTTCCAGCCCCGGCAGTAAAGCCAGTAATTTGGACAGTTGCCGCCGTGGTGGTTGTTGCCGAGCCATTGGTGACCGTCATGTCGAACCAAGCACCCGCTAAATATCCATGAGTGCCTGACCCCGCTTCCACGAGGGTGGGGTTGCATTGCAATCCACCTCTAGCATATTGGCCAGCAGAGGGATTCATTGTGCCGTCAATCAGCAACAATCCACCCGGCTGGCTTGTCGGAGTCCAAGAGCCTGTAATTCTGAATGGAGCGACGCCACTGACATCACCATTGATGGCCATGTTGTTTGAGCCGCCATTAATCGTGAGGAGTCCGTATCCGGTTCCGCCGACGTCATCCGTTTTCACCAGAAAGTCTCGGTCTACTTTGTCCTCGTTAAAAATTGTTTCGCCAATACCATCGCCCGTCTGTTTTATCATCAGTGCGTTATAATTCGATGCACCCAGATTAAATTGCCACTTGCCGCCCGAGGTACTTCCATTGGTCTTAAAGAACATCTGGTCAGTGGCGTTGCGGAGAATCGTTTCACCATCCTGAAAAGTGATGGTATCGCCATCGATTCCAACATCGTCTACGGTCAGCGCATCTGCATCCAATGATGTGATTGTCCCAACACTCGTAATCTGAGTCTGAGCGGCGTCCACCGAGAGCGAGTGCGTTGTTCCTTCTCCACTCGTTCCGGCACTCGAAGTGATTCCCGTTCCGCCTGTAATTGTTGCAACGTAATTTCCGGTCGTGTGGCTGGTTAAATCGACGCTGTTCGCCTGAATTGTGGCGGTGCCTGTCACATTGCCACTACCGTCGAAGGATGCAGACGTCCAGACAACGTCACCAGTGCAACCGATTGTCCGGCCTGATGCCAGGGCGGTGGCTGTCGCGGCGGTACCCGTTAACGCCCCTACAAAAACGGTGGAGGTTAGCGTGCCCGAAGAAGGGTTATATTTTAAGTCTCCGTCACTCTCCAGCCCTAAATTCCCGCCATCTAGGTCTCCACCAGAAGTGAAGATGATGGCGTTCTCTTCGTTACTGCTTTCGTTGTCCGTGATTGTCACGGCAGTTGCGACACCAGCCGTGCCACTACAGTTTCCCGTCACGTTGCCCGTCAAAGGTCCGGCGAACCCTGCCGCCGTGAGGGTCGTGCCGTTGAATGTAAGATTAGCGCTGGCTCCAAAAGAACCAGAGTTGTTGTACTGAACTTGCGTGTTGCTTCCGGCGATGCTTCCGCCCGACGCTGTTGAAACCCATCCAAGATTTCCACTGCCATCCGTTTTCAGGACTTGCGACGCTGAGCCGTCTGCGGCAGGAAGAACCCAGATTTGATTTGCCGAGAGAGAGGGCGCCTCGAAGCCAACATAGTTCGCGGCTTCGTAGAAACGCAGTTCCTTGTTTGAGCCCGTTAGAGATAAATCGCTAGCGATAGTTACATTGCCCAAAAACGCCACCGTAGAATTAGAGGCTGTAGCATTCGGGGTTACCGTAAAATGGGGCTCGTAAGTATTTTTAGACGCTAAGTCATTCCCCCAAGTCATCACATGGTTGGAGAGCTTCATCTCCCATCCGTCCCCAGCGTCATCGTGCTGGTCTTCGTACCAGTGCACCTTGAAGTCGACGTCTAGGTTGGCTCCGATTGCAAGCGCATCGCCTGTAGACTCGTCATACTTGACGGCAATGTCTGAATTAGGAGAACTGCCAAAGATAAGCTGGATGTCGTCGTTGAACTGCATTCCTGATTTAACGGTGACGATTCCAGCAGAGCTTATCGTCATTGCATCGACATCACCCGCGCTTCCAATAAGGCCATCGTTCGCAATTTGCAGTCGAGGCGAAACCAAGGTTGTGCCGTCGAAAGTCAGTCCGCTCTCACCGTTGATGACGGTGGTTCCCCCGCTTGTCAAAACGCGGTTGTCACCTGTGTTCGTATACGACGTTACCGGGAGCGTGGCCCAAGAGACGCCAACCGACGCGCCCGAGTCTGCCTTGAGGTAGGCTCCGTCAGAACCCACCGGCCCCACTCGGGCAATTTCGTTGTCCGCAGAAGCAGCGAGCAAATCACCTTTAGCATCCAGCAACGTGGCGGCTGGAGTAGTCTCCCATAGGATTCCGTTCGCGCTTGCGTTAACGACTAGCGACTTGTTCGCATTGCCCGTTAACTCGGGGAACGTCACGTCCGAAAACGCTGAGCTCAACCCAAACTTGAGGGAGCGAGCGCTCGACTCGTCAACTTGCTGAGTCGACATCATGTTCAAATCTAAAGCGGCTTCGTGGGAATCTGCGGAAAATTTTGCGTTCTCTACGTAGTCGTAGAGTTGCGTGAGCGGGACGAGGCGCTTGAGAAATATTGCGGCCGCGCTTGCTGGCGCACTATTAAAGCGAACGGTGATGGAGTTCGCCGGCAAACTAGTTGGTATTATGTAGTGCGTACTAATCGTTTGAAGGACGTCGTTGACGTAAACTTTTACGTGCGAACTATCGATGACTCGACAAGCAAGTGTGAAGTCCGTTGTCGAGCCATTCCCCGTCGCAGTAGCTTTTGACAGTGTTGTTTGAAGAACCATATTTACCTCACACCAATCGCATTTCTAGGACGTTCTTGAGTTCCGGTGGACTGCTGTTGAATCATTTTCAAATTAAGAAGCCGCTGTCTTTCCTCCTTAACCATTTTCTCAAGCTCAGGGTATTCTTTTTGTAGTTGGAGTTTCGCGGCTGTGTAAAAGGCGTTGACGGCATTCTTTACTTGAAGCTCACGGCTACTCCCCCGGCCGCCCTTCGCCGCTTTCCAAATGGGCGTAGAGAAAATGACGTCCGTTAAATATTTGTCTAAGGTTTTCCCTCTTAATTTTATTTCTCTGCCTGCTAAAATAATTCCGCGCTCCCGCTGTTTGGGTGTGATGCGAATATTTCCGATGATGTCACCGAACTGAGGCACACCAATTTGGTTGTCCCATAAAACCTTAAATATCTTTTTGTGCGGGTTGGATGCTCGAGCAACATAAACTGGAGAAACAAAATCTATTGCCGGCTGGAAAACAGGAGGAAGAATATCGCGTCCCCATCCGCCGGTGACAAACCTCGCATTTCCAAACAAGTCCCTGTCGGCTGGAAGGTCTTTCCCCATCCCGGGAAGCCTTGAGAGAATTCTGTCGATTGCCCCGTTCGTATCTCGAACAATCGGGTCTATTTCCTGTGCGACGGCTCCAAGCCCCGTCCCGAAGGGAACGAGGGATGAAGCGAAATTCTCCATAAACTTTTTCTGCCCTTGGGCCGGGTCGGACAAAGCGTTTATCGCCTTACTGATTCCCTGCACATACGTTTTATTGGTGAAGTTTTGAGAAATTGACGCGGACATCCCGAATGCCAAGTCACCCAAATCCGCATCAGTCCATTGACTGGCGATGGTGACGTAATCGGCCGCCGCCCCCATGATGCTTCCCAGCCAACCCAGACGGTTATACCCAACCCAATAGTCGGGCTGGCCGTCCCCGTCCGTGTCGTAGCCCCAGCTATAGGGCCGGAACCCGGCACCGTAGTAAGCCGCACGCAAGCCCGGGTGCTTGGGAGCGGCGCCCGTAAGGATTCCTTGGGCGGCGAATCCAGCGAACGTGGCGAGGGCCAAGCCGCCTAGCGAAGTCCGCGCCATCTCCACATCACTCTTATAATCGCCAGCGGCAATCGCTTTCCGGTATCGCCCCACTGCAAGATTAAAAAATGGGATATGTTCCACCGCCGCCCCGGCATCATTGGCCGGCGCTGTGGTAAATGGAGCAACGAGCCTTCCGAGGGGATGCCGGCCAAAGTCTTGTACGATTTGCCCGATGCTCTGGCCTTTGCTGTTTTTCAGCCTCGCATACTTGCCGAGTCTCTGCGTAAAGGCGACATATGAAGAGAAGTCTTCTGCATCTTTTAAGATGGCTGGGTCCGGGTCCGCTAAGATTGCTTCAACCCGATGCGTATAAAATTCATTGTATTTCTTTGTGCCGCGTCTTAGCCCCCGATTCCGCGCCTCTTTTACTACGACTCGATGCGCGTTGGCTTGCATTTGCATTCGGGAGCCGGCAAATCTGATGAGAGTGTCTGTGGCGTATAGAATCCTTTGTCCGCTACGGACGGACCAGCCCAGCAAATCAAGTCCTTTGCCTATCCATCCCGACTTTTGAAAGGCCTCTGCCGAAAGTTTGGGGGGTTCAAGCGACAGTCCCTGCTTATTCACTCCCCGCTCGGCATGGAGGGTGGCCGTCGCCGCATCATCGGACAATGCAATGCGGTAGCTTGCGCGCCAAGCATCGCCAAGGTGTCGCCACATAGCCAGCCACATCTGCGTGGCTTCTCCCGGCTCGGCCGCCTCCTCGCCAAACCGATAGGCTTCGCCGGCAATCGCGCCGACGGCTTCTCCCGCCTTGCGGCGAACTCGCCCGATTTGTCCTGCGAGTCCCCGCACCGGCACCTGCCACATAAGATGCGCGGCTGTCGCTAGTCCATTCGCCGCCCATGATTTTGGATTCAACAATAATGAACCCATCCATAGCTCGGGCCAATAGTCCCCGAATGTCGGCTTTAAACTCTGTTTTGCGAAATTAGCTTTCTGCGATGGCTTTTCAAGACGCATGAACATATGCACCAGACGCCTGTCGGTAACTGTAGTGGTTGCGCGTTCAGGAACTTCGGCGAGTTTAGCTAGATGCTGTGCATCAAACCCCGGCCCTTCATCATAAACACGAAGGGCTCTTCCGCTCTCTGTCATGACGGCCTGAAATTTTGCGTTGAGTTCCGAAAAAACTTTAAACTGCTCATTCCAGCGAGCTTGTGCCTCGGGTGCCCAATTGGACTGAATGAGTTCATGTCCGAGTGTGCTGGTCTTGTTTGCCGCCCTCGTTACGACTTTTCCATAAGCGATGATTTCTGCGTCGCTCAGCACAGCCCCCGGGAAAAGGGCGCGAACATGGTCTTCAGTGATGGTGAGCCCGAGGGCATCTGCATCCGCATCCCGCACAACGTCTGGACGGGTTCCTGTTTTCGGGTCACGACGAGCGGCCTCATCTCTTAGATTTTTATATTCTGCGGCATAGCTCTTGAACTTATCCGGTTCTGTCGAAGATAGATGCGGAACTCCGGGAGCGTCTAGAATTTTTCCGGTCAGCCTCGGTTTCTTTATTTTCTGGGGATTAAAATATTTTGATAACGCGGAAAACGCGGAAATTATTTTCTTAATAGGCACCTAGGGCGCCCTCCTTCAAATTCTCCAGTGCGAGATTAAAGTGGGTTTCCATCGGAAGTTCGTCGCCCTCTTCATCCACATCTCCAAACAACACATCAGCGGCGACAAGGGAGAGTACGAATATTTTTCCCAATCTTTTCTTACGCGCTTCAGTAGTAGGAATATCAATCATCAACCCAGATGCCCGGAGGGCTTCAGCGCGTTCTGATATGAACGCCCCCACGCTTCTGAGTTCTGGGTCGGTAGCCTTGAGAAGCTCAGCTTCCATCTTCGCACCTACCCAGAGCGCGGCTTGTACATCCCTCGGGGGTTCGCCAACCCTGTGCGCCAGTTGGCGCACCCATTCCTGAATAAACAAATTCTGCGATTCAGAAGGAGCCCCAGCTTTTGGGCCCCAAACAATCTGGTTCATCCATGTGTCGACGGTGACGGCGTTTGGGTCGCCTCTCAGTGCTTTCGCAAAGTTCGTAATTTTTGCCCCGGAAAGTTGTTCGCCGTTCAAAAGGCGCCTGAGATTTGCCATGTGCGCGCCACCCTGCATATTGCCGGACGGATTCACGAAATCGCCTAGGAACATTCCGTACTTCACGCCGTCCCAGTTTTTAGCGCGGAATTCTTCGAACGCCTCCATCGTTTTTCCGTTTGCTTTAAAGTGAAGATACAAATCCAGCGCCACATTGATGTTTGGCGTCACTCTCTTTTGAGGACTGAACACGGCGATTAAGTCCGCGACAAACTCCCAATCTTCGCCAGCGAATTTACGGAGCTCATCCGGCGCGTCGTGATACCAATCGAGCCGAAAGCTCCCTTTCTTGATAAGGCCCATCATTCGCTCTACTTCCGGGAGCGCCGTCTTTGAAGAGCGTCCCACGAGGCCGAACTTCGTCCCTTCCGTAATTTCGCCGAGTGGTTTCTTTTTCAATGTCGCCAGTTCTTTGAGAGCTTTCTTAGATTTCTGAAGAAACATTCGCTTGGAAGTCTTGCGAAGTTTCGTCCAATCCTTTGATGGCAATTCCGAAAGCTCGGAGACTTGCTCAAGCATCGCCCCCTTAAACTCGGCGGCGGTGCCGCCCCGTCCCATCGCAATGACGCCTTGCCCCACCACGTCCAGCTTTTCCACCACACGCCCAGTCTTCGGGTCCGCAGAGGCGTAGATGCCGCGTGGCCGCACATCCAGCGACAGGCCGAGTTGGAGATTCTCACCAATTTCTCGAAGTGACGTGAGTGCTGAGGCGGCGGCGCGCTTGAAGCGGCCAATCAACGGTGTTCGTACGACGTTCTCGGGAGTTTCTCCCTCCCAAATAAGATGTTTTTTCGCAACAGGTGCCGCAGGCACAACTTCCGTGGTCTTGGCTGGAGGAGGTTTCTCTGTCTCTCCCGCAATCTTCCTCGCATCTTCCGCCTCTTTTGTCTGCACCTCCGCTAAATTTTTTGCACGGGATTCCGCCATTCCTCCGAGCTCACGGGTGAGCGCGAGAGTGTCGCTCGGTTTTTTTCTGGCGAGCTCCCGGTATGCGGCCTCCGCCGCCTCTTTTGGATTTGCACCGAAACCGACAAAGTTATCGGCGCTGGTTTTGAGGCGTTGAAATATGCGTACGCCGGCGCGGGACAGTCCTATCTCGGCCATATTCTCAACTGACATTCCGACGACAAGGCCCGTCACGATGGCGAACAAGGGCGCCAACTCCGGGTGCTCTTCTTCTAGTTTGTGTGTGACAGGCCCAACAATTCCCATCTCGGAAGCGGCCGCAACCAAACCGCTGACAGCGCCCTGATTCATTCTGTGCACTAATAGAGGAATCCCGGCGGCTGTAGCTTTGCCGGCCAGCATGAACGCGCTCCCCACGGCGGTAACTGCCGCAGTCAGCGGGTCCATTATCGGTTCTTGAAGCGTCTCGCCTTCAATTACCTCTTTCGACATTCGGTGCGCCCGAGACATATCGTTTGCCTGGGCTGGGTATTTGTAGGTTGAAATATCGGGTGTTCCAGACGTGCCTGAAGGCGACGGCGCTTCGGGGGTGTTGAGTGTCGTAAGTCTCGAAACCGCGCCGGGGGGCATCATTTTATGCCAGTAGGCATCCAACGAGCCGGCGGGGCCTCCAGCCTGCGTGCGGGCAAGCTGACGTTTCCACTCTTCGCCCGGGGCAACCGCTCCGGCTACCCGCGCATCCGTCTGCCCCGTTTCGACGAGCCAGTCCTCGTAGGCGGCATCAATCTCTGATGAATCAATGTCCGCTTCCAGCGCCCGCCGCTCGAGTACATTTGTAATATATCCTTCGTCAACGCGTTCATCGTCTGTCAGCATTATGGGTTTGCTCTTTTCGGTTTATGGGCCCCAAAAATTAAATCCCACACCGTAGTACCGAACCCTTTTTCTGGTGGTTTCTTCTTCGTCGTAGGCGTCACTGTCTTTAATTGATATGAAGCCGCTTTAATCGCGTCGAGGTGCCCCAGAAGGTTGGTCATGCGGTTTCTTTCATCAAGGGATATTTTATTTTTGCGGTATGCTTCAAATATTTCCGTCTCGTTTTTGTATGGGATTGTGGCCCGAATGGATTTCCAGTTACTAAGAAGATTGTGGGCGCCAACACGCGCATACTTGTATGCGATTTCTTGAGCAACTTCTGCTACGTCTGCTTTATTTTTTGCGTCCCGCGCAATTCGGCTCGCAAACTCGAGTTGTGCGTTGGCTAACAAAAGGGATTGGTCGGCCGTCATTTTGGACGGCAGTCCCGGGATTCGAAGTTCCTGCATGACGTTGCTGATGAACTTCTTTCCTGCGGCAACCAGCGTATTTCGAGTTGTATTCTTTTCTCCTCGCATCCTTTGCTGGGTGGAAGCGAGAGTGGACATATGCGTTATCCCATCCATGAAAGACAAACTTTCGTTTTTCACCAAGGCCCGAATATCAGCGTGCGTGAACGGACTTCCAAATCCCGGCGTACCCTCAAATTGGTTGATTCCAGTTTGAACGGAATGCGCCGTCCGCACCGCCGCGAGGGAATTTGATTTATGCCCGGAGGCGCGGGCATCCACCATCGTTTTGTTATATTGAAGGACTGGCCGAAGCTGGTCACCGAGGGCATCCGCGGCCGCAATAGCATTTACACGGACATCCTCACCACTCCCAATTAATGTGTAGAAAGAATTTGCAGTATCTTTTTCGCTTCTTAATTTGTCCTGTTGTGCTTTTTTATCCGCACGCTCTTGTAATTTAATTTTTCTCGTAAACAGCGCAGAAGAAAACACCGTGAGTGATTCCACATCTTTCGGGGATAAATGAATCGTGCGGCCTATTCCTGGAAATTTTAGTTCTTTAGATGCCAGCATATTCAGAGCGGCTTCCGGGTCTTTTCGGGCATCCAATTTAAACCGGCCCACATAAACATCTTTCATTGCGATTTGCAGACGTTTCTCGACGTCTTCATCGTCCATTGTCACGCCGCGCTGAGAACTAATATGGTCGATGACACTTTTTAACTTTGAGGACAATTCTTCGGCACTGTCGCTTTTTACAGCCTTATCAATTAGCAACGGAAGCTCTTGCTCAAACCGTCCCCGCAAACCAGAAGTAAAACGCTCATTAGATTCTTTTTGGATTGCGATAAAAGATTTGGTTTGCTCCGCTTTTGCACGAGCTAAAAACGCGGCCCGTGCGGCGGGCACTAAGTCGGCAGTATATTCCCGGGCCTGCTTCCAGAAATAATCAACTGTCCGGTTTGCTTCCATTGTAAATTGTTCAGTGTTGTACCCGGCGGTCCTGATGCTGTTGAGGCTGTCGTTCACCTCTACACTGATGTCGTTCAAAATCTCGGTAGCTGTCATCTTGTCTTCAGCCAGCCGCTTCTTGTACTGAACCTCTCCGACAGTTCCAATGAGATTTGTGGTGGCTTTTGCCATCTCAGCCATTTGCTTTGCACTGCCGCTAAACTCGTCGAGCTTGTATCGCGGCCCCTGACCCGCACTAATAGGGAACAGAGGCGTTCGTTGCGGCGATGCGTACAGCGGCGGCCGTTCTGTCCGCCCCGGCTTCGGGGTACTCCTAAGCTGAATCTGAATATTAGGTAACGCCATTTATTACCAAAGCTCCGTGTCGTAACCGAATTTGTATGTCTTCGCGGACCCGCCCAGCACAGTAGAAACCGCCGTGGTGAAACCAGCCTTCCGCGCCTCCCGCGCTCTCGAGGTGTAAATGTCCTGCTGTATGGCGCGCTGAGCCACGACAGTCGCCCCACGGAACGTTTGTATCTGCTGCTCTTTCCGAAGCCGCCGAACTGTTTCCGTTGTTTGCCTCCCGATAACCGCTTTCTCTCCCGTCAACTTGCCGAGGAAGCGTTCGCTTTGCGTGGCAGATATATCTGCCTCCGTCACCAAATCCGTTAAGGCGGAGCTTTCATTAAAAGCAATTCGGCCCATCAGTCGCTGTTCGTCCTCCCCCACCTCCGCGAGCAACGACATCGGAGTTCCCATGCTGATATTGATTCCGCGAGACGCAAACACGGCACGCTGTCTCGCCCGGATTCGACTTGCCTCCCGGCCCACCTCTTCCCGGCTTTCCGTGGAAGCGCGGTCAACGCGTTCTTTGTCAGTCTCGATTAATGTTTGACGTCGCGCCTCCTGTTGCTTCTCAAATTCAATGTCTGCACTAATAATCTTTTGGTTTAATTCATTTATTTCTTCCGCACGTGTGATATCTAAAGCAAGAAGCTCGTTATTTCGTTCCGCCATTTCCTGCGCGTGCATTCCTTCCACACGCGCCAAGTCGGCGTTTTTGTTCATCGCCCTCTGCTGGCCTTTTCCAGTTTCATAAGACGAGTAAGCACTTACCGCTGTCGCGGCCGCCAGTACGTAAATCCAAGTTACGGGGTCAGCCATTATCAATCCTTATTCAAAATTACGTATCGCTTCAGCGTTTCACCGGATAGGCCAGCGAGCGGCATCGTCGACTCAAACGCGAAACCAAGCGATTTAATCCAACGGTGCCCCATCGTAAATTCATCATGAACGTCCGCCTGAATTCGCCGAAATTTTGGCAAGAAAGAGCGAAGACTCCGAACTACCGTTCTATGGAAGCGATGCACATTCTCTTTTACTGCCGGGGAAACGAACACCCAAGCAGAACCTACTCCCGGCATCAACGTAATAATGCCCCCTGCCGCAATAGGTTTTTTATCGAGCATTAAAGTGAAAGACAGGGACCGCTCAAGCTCAGCCACCATGCTTGCCGGCATAGAATTCAATCCACCCAAAATTTCCGCACGATGAAAAGATTTAAAAGGCACTAGGTATCCGCCCACTCGATGTCTCCAGACACGGACAGGATTGTGGAAGGAAGAGGCTGTGTTTGCGTCACTGTCACCACACCCCCGTCCTCGTCCCAGTTCAATTCGATTATCTCGAGCTCGCCGGTGAATAAGTCCGGGGGCTGGTCCATCTCATCATTTGAGGAGCGGAACGGAACAAGCTGGTCGTTTACCGTCAGGCCGATAGTTTGATAGAGGCGAACGATGATTCTGGAGCGAGATACTTTTTTGGATTCAATGACGCCGTCCTGAGTGGCAGGGCGTAGTGTCTTTAAGGTGGATGTATATGGGAGGCCTACCTCTATGTCCTTAGCAGTTGGAGAGAGCGCGACTGCACCAGAAGAAACTGTCGCCCTTGGATAGACCGCCCCGTCTCCTACAATATCAACAGACAGCCCTTCCAGATGAGTTAACCCCGAAACGCTCGATTGCGCGGAGCCGGAGACAAGAGTGAGCGCGCTATCCGTACCCAGAACTCCGTAAAATCCGTCACCGTCATCAAAATATTCTACGTACCTTTTTGTGGCACCCCCCACCGTGCGCGAGACGATTACCCAAGTCTGGTCCCTGTCACCGTCTTGGTGCGGAATTGTTGCGACAGTCTCAAAAGAACCCGCCGTGGTGTGCCTACCGAATCCCACAACATTTTGGTCGCGCATAAATGTCATTGATATAAGAGTTCCGTCGGAACGGACTCCCCAAAGAATCGAATCAGGCTCCTGAGCGTAAGAAAATTCTGTGATTCCGCCCGTGGTGATGTGCTCGCTTAAAATTGTTAAATCAGGAGCCACAAGTTTTTCTGTGTTTAAATCAAAAACAATTTGACGGTACTTTCGTCCTGCGCGTTGCAGGAACACAACCGCCGAGCCTATTTTTTCTGGCCGCACAAGCGCGCATCCATGCTCTGTCGCGTCGGCGCTCGAGATGGAGCCCGGGGTGACCACGCCATCCGAATCCCCGGAGAGCTCGTGCTCTCCCCCGACTGTTCCTACAAGAAGGTTGCCGGCAGAACGAAGCCAAACAATTTTGTTCACTTCGCCATCAAAGAGCGCGATGGTGATGCCGTGGTCGGCATCGGTGCCCGTTGTCATGTCTTCGACGTTTCCGGCTTTTGTGGAGTAAACGGTGTTTGGGTTTGCCTCGGTGCCGCCAAACCACAGCCGGTTTTTCCAGAATCCAACCGCGCCCGGATAGTTATTCGTCGATGTGAATGGGTCGGCTGTTGGCGTGTACTCGGTAAGCGACCAAGAAGTATGTCCGCTCCGCGTCAGCTTGTAGGGCTTCGTCAGACGATGTGTGAGCCACATGGTGTCCGCTGACTGACTGCGTTGAAGCTGAAACAGGTTCGCCGTAGCGTAGGGGCTATCGATTTCAATCTGCGCGTTATCAACAAGAGAGATGTCGTCGACTTCGCACGAAGCGCTCTCGTTCTCTTCAAATTCGACATACACCGGAGAAGCCCCGGGCGTGAAGGCAACGCAATGGTAGCCTTTTTCAAATTCAGCCGTTGTAAATAATTGCTCCCCGCCGGCGCTCGTACCGATGCGAAATTTCGCAGTGCCTGAATAAACGCGAAACTTGATGACGTGCTCATTGCTTCGATAACTTGAGCCCACCGTCACAGACTGATACGCACGCGCCTCATTGCCGGAACCAGCGCCCGTAAGTTTCAAAGTATCGTTCGTGCTCTCATGTGTAACGGCGCCCGTGCCGGCATTGCGCGCCGTCCAACTCGCGATGTCAGAGGCGAAGGTTCCGTTTGCGATGCTCGCGTCCGTATCGCCAGAAACTATCTTTGCGGAATTTTTATAAAAGCGGATGTACCCATTTCCGAGCTCTAGGATATAACTTTGCTCGTCGCTAAATGAAAAAGGGAGAAGACGCGTTTTGGCCGAGGAGGTTTTTACCTCTGCCACGAATTTCAGTCCGGGGCGCCGGCGGACTCCTCCGTGGGGCAAGATGATGTAGTTCAATAATTCTGCTACACCGGAGTGGAACTTTTCGAAGTCCGAGCGCGCAAATAAACGGGGTGATATTTCCCCACTCAAGAATGAATTTTGTAAAACGGGTGCTCTGGGCAATCAACGAACCTCAATTAAATCGTTTGCTTCGAATTCTTGCTGACTTCCCTGCTGGCTATCTCTCGAGCGAGCAATAGCGAGTTTTGCTTCGGCCACCGCAAGGTGCGTTCGCCGAAGCGTGTCTTTCCTTGTAATGGGGAAGGCGATGTCTGCCGCTAGATATTCTGCGAGAGCATCCACAAAAAGCGGGTCGAATTTCGTGGTGTCGGTTACCCGCGAAGTGTACGTGATGTATATGGGCGCGGGGGCATCCGTTAAAATCTTTCCTCCCTCGACACGCCACGGGTAATCGTCAGGGTCGAAGTCTACCTCCGAGACGTTTATGACATCGGCCGGCAGACTGTACGCTACGTCAAACTCAAACGACGGTGCGTCTCCGTCCGCCGCAAGTGACGTTCTGGCCATCGCGAACCCCCACGGAAACGCGGCAAGCACGCTGTCACGCGTCGCCTCATAAAACGTGGCGCAAGTCAGTGCCTGATTCGAACCGTCCGTCAGCGATAGGATTGGCTTTTGGCCCAGGCGCATAAGCGCCATGTTGCAGATGGCGGTTTCACTGTCAGCCATTCAAACTCCTTACGAGGGGCCCGAAGGCCCCCCGATGACACCTAGTCTTTCGTGTAAACGATATAACCGTTTATTGTGTCGTCATCTTCGATGTTGCCGGTGTCGACCATCGCATAAATGCCTACTTCGCCACGGCTGTCGAATTCTTTGATTCCGCCAGCGGGCAAAGTAAACGCGGCGTCTATTGCACCGCCACCCGCATCGATGTTGGCACCAAAAACATCGTCGTCTTCAGCTACCGCGGTGCCCGCTAAATTGGTGTAGGCGCGGTGTCCAATATGTAAATCCGCGTTGCTCGCGAACTGAGTCGTCACGAGACGACACAAGTCGGTAAGCACGCGAGTCTTGCCGGGAGGCAACTTCACTAAGTTGATTTCTCCAACCCCCGCCCCCGCAGCGTGCGTATATGAAAAACGTGCAATACGCATTTTGCCGGTTACGTCGGCCGTAACATTTTTTGTGCCATCGCCATCCACTTGATTCTGATAAATGGTGGCGTTGACAGGTGAGCCAGTAAAGGCCATGTGTTCTACTCCTTATTTGATGTGTCTATTGATACTGAACCTCTACGACTCCAGCGTCCTCAACACGAACTGCTCCGAGCATCATGCTCGCCCAGACTTGCGTATTGAAATTTTTCGTGGGGAGCTCAGTGACTTTCACGTTCAAGTCTTTGCCTATCCCCAAGCTCATCGAGCGCTTGTGCCACGCAAACCCGCTGTACGTGCTTCCAGACTTCGGCACTAACGTACTCACAATCCATTTGAATCCCATGAACACGCCTTGGAAGGTGCCGCTCTGGAGCATTCGCAAAGTATTGTAGTCCGCGCTTGTGATGGTGGAATCGGCAAGCAAGTCTTCGAGGCCGGCCGGGTCGATAGCAAAGTACCTATCGTCCATCGGGACGTCCCCTAGGTTGAGCGTTTTTGAGGCGCTAATAATTTTAGCCAGTGTAAGCCCGGCCGAGCCGTGGGCAATTTGATAGTTGGAAGTATCAAAAGCCGTGGTGGTTGACCCGGTCTTGCCTTCTTTTACGCTTGCGTTGAACGCCGTGAAAATTGTCTCGTCCGTCCGACGCCCAAATGCCATCGCGCAGTTCGTTACGTACGCGCTGTCTGGCTGAATCAAGGTGCGGACTCTGTCGCTCATGTCAATCAAGTCACTCCAGACATAGTCCTGAAGCGCTCGCTGGCGACGGGTGTGGATGCTGTCAACGTAGGTGGTATCTGACGCACGTCCTGAATAAGGCTGTGCAGTCGTGGCACTCAATATATCAACGTAAGCGAACTCGCCCTGCTGAGGCTCAATATTGACAGCCTCGCGCAGCTTCGAAGCCGCTTGCTGATACGCGATATGGATGTTGCCTTTGTATTGCTGAACAAAGGCTGCTGTGATTAATTCAGACACACTGAAACTCCTTTAGGTTATTTGTCTCTTCTTTTAGTACCTTCGGGGTTTTCCGCGTGCGGTCCCAAAAAGTTTAGTTGTAAGCAAGCTGATAGAGCTTGCTCATGTATTTCACCCTGTCTTCGTGACCGGGCTTGTCCGACTTGTGGTACGCGTCGGTGGCATCATTTAAGATGCGTGTGATTTCTTCTTTTGCGGAGTCAGTTGTCTTGACTCCTTCGACGCTGCCTACAATCACGCCGTCTTCTGCGAGCATCGCGCCCACTTTTGCAAACACGCCAACCATGAGAGGGTCATTGCCCAGCCCACTCTTATCCATGCGGTCCTTCAAATCGTCACCACCGAGGTGACTCACGGCCCGTTGGGCGAGAGCAGTGTTGAGCTCTGAATTTTCCCCCCAGTCTTCCATTAATTTATTCATGCCCTCGGCATTCCCTTCGGACGCCGAGTTATAGGAATCCGTTACGTATTGTCCGATTACGTTCAGGACGTTTTGAACTTGTGAATTATTTAGTCCGGCACTGTGAAAGCCACGGAGGAATTGCTGGCGCGCCCCGTCATCGAAACCAATCTCCTGAAGCGTTTCAGGACTCTGGACGTGATAGCCCTCGGAGCTCTCGGGGCGTCCGAGCTTGCCGTAGAACTTATCCCAATCGTCTTGAGTGGATTCTTCCGTCGGCATCTTGACGGCGCCGCCGATGTACTTCTGCGCTTCTACATAATTCTTAACGAGTGATGGGACATCCTTCACCGCCGTGAACATTTTTTCTTGGCGATACTCTTCGGGGATGATGTCTTCTAGTTTGATTTCCGGTTTTGCTTCCTCTTGAGATTCTCCATCGCTGGGGGCCTCAACTTCATCGCCTTGTCCATTCTGGTTCTCTTCGTCAGCCACTTCTTATCTCCTGTTCAGCACGGGCGAGCGTGTCGATAAGTGCCAGATACACGTGCCTCTGGCCTTCTTTAAATGCCGTTTGGTATGGATTTTCGGAAAATGATTCCACATCGTGATAACATTCGCGCAAATCGGCTAGCACCTTCTGCCCTGCTTCCGTTTCGAAAACGGAAAGATAAGCGCCAAGGGTTTCTTTTTCACGTAGAATTCGCGCCGCTTCATCTTCATCGCCTTCGTCCTCTTCGTGGAGCTCGACACGCCAGTCCGCCACCTATTCTTCTACCTCCTCAAATTCCCCTTCCCCGATGATGTCATCGGGAATACCGCCGCCTTCTTGAATCGCTTGAATTGCGGGGGCCGCTCTGCCGGCGGCTTGAGCGGTGATTGCGTTCTCCTGAATCTGCTGTTGTCTTGCCGCCTCTGCGGCGCGCTGTTCGCGGATTTGTCGGACTTCGTTGCTCGTGCGAAGAATGCGTTTATTAATAAGAGCGGATTCACCCGCAGAGCGCACATATTCGTCGAGATTGACTAAGTCCATTACTTCTGGATTCATGTCTCTTAAAGGAAGAATGCTGGCAAGGAATCTGTCTTGCCCCACTAAATCGGCACCTCTCTGTGCTCGAGCAAGTGGGCCAGAGTATTCGATAGCAAGATTTCCCCCGCCGGTTTCTGCGGCTTCAAGCAAGGTATCGGGAGGAGGCCCTAACACTTCAGCGCGAAGCATGATTTGGAAGACACGGTTAATGACAACCGCGAGCAACTCCAAATCTAATCTCGACAGTGCAGGCCCGAGGAGGCGTTGCATCAACTCAATGCGTCTATCGGCTTCCGTTGCGGTGATGATGGACTTATCCGGTAGTTGTAATTGGTCGTTATAAAAGATGCCTCGGATTTGTGTTCTTAATTGCTCTTCATGAAAGTTCGCCACGTCGAACTGCGCGCCCATCGGCATGGCGCCGAACACTTCGCCATCCCTTACTGTATTGATGCTCCCAGGACGAAGTCTTACGCGCCCAATCACACCCCTGTCGCGCATCCAAATAGGTGGGTCTATCGCCTTCGCCCACGCCTTCAGTCTCATTTCGACTGCCCGGTTGAGAGTTCTAATGTCAGGAAGAGCGACTTCTCCCCTGCCTCGCCCAAAATTTTCGCCGGCTCCGCTGTCTTTGCGCCACCGAACAACGGCGAACGGGAGCTCCGCAAAGCCTGATTCGTGGAGAATCTTCCATTCGTTTTCAGTTTCGACGTAGAGGGACTCTATGGGCATCTTTTTTGCGCGTGTGCCGGCAGAGGTTTGTTTCGGAACATTCATCCGGGGCTGAACCACATGAAGGTACGTCACCTTTTCATGGGGGTTCTCTTTTAATTTTTCTTTGCTCTCGGAGGAGAACTTGCCGTCAGGTAGTTTTTCCGCCCACGCGGCGCGGCTCATCGTCACTGTCCGCATCACGGTGTTGACTAAACCGTCTGCACCCTCGTCAATGCAATAGGTGCCTATTTGCAGGGATTCAAATCGAAGCCCGCCAAAGCCAGCGGCCCCGGGGCTCAGGTGTTCTTCAATCCCTAGAGCTCCTGTTCCAAACGCTGAAACGTCCGAATACACCTCTTCAATCTCGCCATCAAAATTAGACTGCTGAAGTGCCGTAAAGATTTTATCTGTCGCCCCCGACACCCAGTAGTTCACCTCTGGGTCGTCGAGGAGCTCTGGGACTTCCGTCCGCAAGTTGAACCATGTGTTCGTTGGGCCGGATAAAGCTCCATGAATCGCGGCCGCGAGTTTGTCGTTTGCGTCCTGTGCGGTGGAATCGAACTGCTTTTCTGTTCGCTTCTCACCACCGGAGGCGCGGGTTTGAATCTGATTTTTTTGCGGGATAATGTAGTCGGCAATCTCTTGCCAGATTTCTTCCCAATTGGCGCGCTGTGATTTTAAGCGGCCATAGTTGCGTTTGATAATTTCAACGCGCTCTGCCATCTATGCGGCACTCCCGAGCTTCTTTTTGCCCGCTATGAGACTTCCCAAAATTCCAGTGAGATTTGCGGGCGAACGGTACGCGCCCCCCACAACTCTTCGCTTGGCTTTCACCGCCGCCTTAGATTCCGCAGTTCCTACAGGGCTACCAGGAACGAGGGTCGGTGCTCTTGTTGGAGCGGGTGAAGTGACGCCCCCCGGGCCGCCCACGAGGCCGGGTAAAGCCGGCAATTTGGGAGTTGTTGCCGCTGGCGGCGACGCAACAGCCGGAGGAGTTTTGGGTTCTACAGCGGCGGCGGGTGCTGGTGATGGCACAGGTTCCGGCTTCGGCGCGGCCGGCGTGGGCGACGCGGGGGGTACTGGTGCGGGCTCCGGCGGCTTGTCCAGCGTTGTGCCGATGAGAGTTTTGCCCGACATACGCGGATACACATTCCGCAAGGAGGCGGGGTTCACGACTTCCAAAGCTTGAAGCACATTGCTGGCTCTTCCTGATTCGAGGTGGCCAACAACTTTTTCCATTAAAGCTTTATAAGGAGCTACAGCGTCGCTACCGAGCATGGCCATAGCCAGATTGCCGGCCTGATTTAGGCGTGATGAGGTAGCCGTTCTGCCAAGGCGCCCCATCGCTTGGCGCTCCAAGTCTGCGAACGAGCGTTGCATCTGCGAACCAAAGTTGCCGGAAGGCCGCGGGCTCAAATACTGCGAAAACTGAGACATTTATCCAACCTCTGCATAGTCGTAAACATTAAAATTGCAATCAGCCGTTGTTTGCCGTTCCGTTCCCATTTCTTCAGTGACTTGTCCGTCCGCCAAGCCGACTGCCGCAGTGCGGAAGGAGTCCGCCCCATGACTGGCCCAATCGTGGACGGGGCTCTTGCCAAAAACTTGCAAGTCTTCATTAAAGGTACGCCGGTAATTTCTGAGGCAATCAATCCCGCGAGCGCATTCAATCGAATCAAATACGGACTTCACCAGCAACGAACGTACAGCGTTGATGCCTTCGTCAATCGGAAGCTTGCGAACTGCAACGAAGTGAATACCGAGCGATGCGGCACGGCTTATCCTAGAGGCTGAACTTGTAAATTCTCTATGGCGAATATCCCAAGGCCCAAGGTGCGTGCCATACACATATGGCTTGTCCCGCAACATCTTTGCGTAAAACTCTAGCCCTTCATCATGTGATTCAAAATAATCAATCCAGCGAGGTTGGTTTCCATCTAATTGGAAGAAGAAGATTGAAGTGGTGTCGTGTCCAATGTCCCACGCCGTGTGAACCGGCTTATCCGTATCCCAGGCCACATCCTTGATTGCATCGCGCTTGTCGAGGATTCCAAAAGCAGACGTGTAATAAGCGCCAACGACTGAACCTTCCCACGAGCAAAAATACTCGGACTGCACGTCCTCCTCGGCCATGCCTTCTTCTCGGTCTTCTTGAATCATGTCCTCTGAGACAACTGGCTCCCCGTTGGGGAGCGCCGTGTCGTGTACGGTGAGGAGAGAAGTGAACCAATTCTTACTGACTTGCACCCTCTCCCACATCTTGAACGCGTGGTTCTTGCCTCGGGGCGTCATAATCATCACAGCCCAGCCTTCGTTCTCTCTGAGCACTGGACGCATCAAGTCCCAAGCCTTGCGCTTCATTAGACTGAATTCGCTGAACACCACGCCCACGGGATTCGTGCCGACTAGGCTGTCGATGCTATCGGAAGCAACAAACTGGATGATGGAGACTTCGCCGAGGCGATTGTATATGGCGACTTGCATTTCAGTTTCGTTGGTTCCGCCAGGAACGCGGATATCATGAGGGACATGGTCCAAGAACTTAAAGCCCGACTTGTCATAGCCGTCCCATATGATTTTCTTTCCCTGACGATACGTCGGAAGGAAATAAAAGTACGTGCCCGTTCGCTCGAAGGCGCGAGAGACAAGAAAATTAAGGACGGTTTTGTCTTTGCCGCTCCGACGATGCCAAACGAGCATGGCTCGCTTTGCCCCCTGCGCCATAGCCGTCCAGAAAGGGCGCTGATAGTCGCGGGGCTGGTAGTTAAAAGGAAGCGTTAGATTAGTCACGTGATATTAATTTTGCCCACCAGCGCAACGCGCTGGGGTTGTCGCTCCAAAATGTGGTGATTGCCGTAGCATGAAATTGAACTGCGTCCTCGTCCTTCGCTCGCTCATGCCCAAACGTGTCCCGGATAGCATGGAGTACTTCGTGGAGAAAGGTATCCGCAAGCTCTCGCCCCCGAAGTTCTGCGGCAATCGTTATGCGGGTCTGGTCCCAAATCCCATCGTTCCCGTCCATCCGCGAACGGGGGAGATACAACACAGGAACATGGCGGTAGAAGACCTTGAGGCGCTTGGGAGCCTGCACCGACTACTTCCACAGATACATCGCGCCCAAAAGGAGGGCCGCAACTATCGCGGCGGAGATGAAGCTACATTTGCAAAAGGGAGAGCAACTGCACATGGGGGGCTCCATATTGGGTTTGAAAAATGTCCTAAGTTTTCGAGCGGCTACCTACGCAGGGTTCCGGGGAATTTTATTTAAGGGATGGGGGGTTTCGGATATTCTCATCTTTTAATCGAAACGAAGAAAAGAATTTGGGACTTGAATTCAAGAATCCCGAGGCCCACCTTATGATTCCAACTGACCCACCCCCTCTTCCTCTAGGACTTCTGAACGCGACACCTCTGTTGCGTTCAAAGAAGTCTTTGAAACCTTTACTGCTTCCTCATTACCTCCAGTTTCTTTCGCAAATCCTTGAACTGCGACGTTGACAACGACTGGCTGTCCACCTCCGGCCGAGGAGGCCCGGGGAGCCTTCAGTCCGAGGAGTTCAATCACTTCACGGACTGCTTTCAGTTGGCTTGCGGTGTCTTCTGACTCTGCTTTGTCCGAGAAGCGGCCGCCGTGCGTTGTATATTTTACTAACGTGGCCCGGAGCCCCCTTTCCAAAGCAAGCATAGATTCTTGAGTAAGCTTCTTTAGCTCTTCTCGCCCCCATCCAGCTTCCTCGAGGAGCATCAACCGAGCATCCTCGGGCTCCATCGGAAGAGTAGGAACACGCTTTGCTACTTCATTCATGTCACCGCCTTATGTGGCCACCGGCCACTTCGCCTTACGTTGGCCGAGGATATGAGCTCGTAGCTCGCGGACTTCTGATGCCGACAGCAACCGGACGCGTGTGGTGCCCCGGCCGCCGGACTGGCGGTATCGCCGGGGCCAACCCTTATACTTTTTGCGGAGAACACCAATTAATGACTGATACTTCATCGGAAGAATGCCGGCAACGAACCGCAAATCGTACATTGGCTCAACCGGCAACATCACTTCGACGGGACTCCAGCAATGTGGGCAGAAGAGCGGCTGACTGAGGGGCGTGGTGCCGACTCCGACAGGAGGAGGCGCACCGTGGGTGCCAGAGGATTCGGCGGTTGCTTGCTCTGGATGATGCCCGCCTCGATGTCCCGCGTCTCCTCCTCCAGCTTTAGGTATTCTGCTAACCACTCGTTCATCTTCTAAAAGATTACACTTCCGTTTCTACTCGGTTGCCGTAAGCGGCGGGCCGGTTGGCCCGCTTTCGACGCAAATAAACTCTCTATAGAGTAGACGTAATTTTGGGTGGTTTTGTCTGAGGTTTTTTAAAAAAAAGATGAAAAAAGATTCGATTGAGGGTGGATATCCCCAGAGAAACAAAAACCCTCCCCGACAGATGCCGAGGAGGATGAATCGGTTGGGTAGGAAATTCTAAGAGAAGTTTTTAAAGTCGTCGACGCCGCCCTTGAGTCCTTTAAGATACGATGCTCTGGCTTCTTTGCCGATTGAAAGTTGCGCCATCTTGACTGCGGCCTCGCGGATGTAGGCGCTCACTTCTTTATCCGCAAGCACAGCGGCCGCCTTGATAAGCTTTAGGTGCTCTTGGTTGAACCGGATGGAATAGACGGCGCTCAGGTTGCTCGCCTTTGCGCGTGGCGGTCTTCCTCGGCGCTTTCCACCGTTGAGAGCGCCAATCCCACGGGATAATTTCTCCTCCGATGCCATAACCAATCCCCCCTCTAGGCGATAAGGTTCTGCTTCAGCCCCCAAACCTTACATATTATGAAATTAGTTGACAAGCCTTGCACTACAGTATATCTTCACTGTCCTGCAAGTATTTGAATAATAGCCCGTTGGGACACTTTAAATGCGTAAACATAATGAAATAAAGAGCTTGCTCACTGCTGTGGATGTGGCGGGGTGGCTTGGTTGCTCAAAAAAGACGGTTTATGAGCTCTGTAAGCGTAACGAAATCCCCAATTACAAGCTAGCGGTGGGATATCGCTTCAACGAGGATGAGCTCCGCGAGTGGCTGGAAAAACAGAGCACGCCCAGTTAACTCCGTTGATTTTATGTCAGGCAACTCAAGGCCAGAGGAATTTGACGATTTTAGGGAGCCAGTAGGCTAACCAATAGGCGAACTCCAGTGGGAAGAAATAAAAAATAACTCCAAAAATCATGCCGTAATGAAGGGGGTCATCAGGACCGCAAAAAAAGTACACAGAAATACACATACACCCATTAAGAACAAAGAAATGAGGCCCCCATGAGAAAGCCCCCTGCGTCCAGGGCTCGATGACCATATTCAGAAATGCTTGCATCTCCATCTGACTTCCCCTCCTGGCGTTACTTCTTCCCCGAAACCTTCGAGCACTGGCCGTGGCTGACGTAGGCGTCCTCTGCATCCCGCGCCCATTTGCCTTTAGAGCTCGGGCTCACGAGATTGCCAAAAATCATACTGCGGGTGAAACGGCCGTTTGAGGGATTGAGAGCTAGGCTGGCGAAGTTCGTTGTTGCGGCACCGTGGCAGTCAAACAGTTTTACTTTGTACGCTATCGCCGCTCTGCACGCATAAAGCTCGGTGAGCCCATCGCCCGATTTGATAGGCGCCGGCGCTCCGAAAACATAAGGCCACGTCACCAGAATATTCTTGCGCTTCTTATTAAGAAGGAGGTTGAATTTACGCCCCCGAAATTTGGCGGGAGAGTACTTGCCCGATTTTGTGATACTGAATCCCGAGCCTTGAGTCTCCGCGCAGTAATAAAGCTCTGCGCTCATAGCCGTCCCCGGGATGAGAAGGGCCAGGAAAAGGATTAAGGTCGTTTTCATTTATTTTTCAGTCCTTACATATCCCTGTCTTCGGAAGTCATCCATACAATATCGTTGTTTCTGGAGGTTGAGTTCATTCCCCGCAGGGATATTCCCAAAAGTCAGATGTCCTCCACATTTTACGGTCTTTCCAGTTGTTTTATTTTTCATATAAACAACATCTCCGACAGCACACCCTGAAACTACGACTGAAAGAAAAAGCATGAAGACAAAGACGGTTTTCATTTTTTCTCTCCCTATGGCTTCATCGCCGGTGGCCCGCCACGGTAGATTACTCTTCCGAGGAGGCAGTTTTGAATTTGCTGTTGCGTCCCGCCAAACATCGGGCGGTGCATATCAGGGCTCATGATGGGAGCGCCCGCCCCGACTCCATACACTGCGACATGGCGCGGGGTGTGACTCAGTGTAGGAAAATCCTTGCCGCCGATATGCCACGGGCTATCATCCCACGTTTCTTTTTCCCATTTATCGGAATCTTTCGGCGGACTTTCAAGCGCCATATGAAGGGACTCATAAACGGAGCCCACAGCAAATATGCGCGGTTGTATCACGCCTATCAATGCGGGGAGGAACGCGTACAAACAGTCGGGTCGAATATCCCTGTCCGCCATATCGACAACTATGATGTCTTCCTTATTGGAAACCGGGAACACTGAATCCGTGTCGAGGGCCATCGAAAACAGTAGCCCATTAAGCCATTGGCCCGCGTTCCGCCGAGGATGGTCTACTTGCCATCGGATAGTATCGCCGTGCTCTTCGAGCAGACGATTAAGGTTGGATTGTGTTCGAGTTCCACTCTTGAGAGCTCTGCCTGACACAGTTTGATACGAGTCAAGTATCTCTATAAAAGCAGAGAATAGCTTGCGACTTAATTCATCTGCGACATTGGAGCGAAGATGAACAACCCCGACGTGGCGTGCTTCGGAATCTGGCCCCAAACTCCCGGCAGTCTCTTCTATCCAAGCGGAGCCGTGAAATAAATACGAGAGGAGCTCGGGCCGCGTGGCACGCGTCCACTTCACCAGAGTTCGCCAACTCGGGACTTGTGTCCCGGTTTCCCATTTTGAAATTTGGGAACCATCGCAACCCATCCGTTCGCTCATCTGCACGCCCGTCAAATTAGAGTCATCGCGTACCCGGCGCATCCTATCGCCCAAACCTTCGCGGACAAGTTCTTTATCATTGGCGTATTTTTCTTCTTGGAGATAATCCCTCAAATCATCTTTGTCATAACTTCTCTGAATCCAGCCCCCTTCCATATTTGACCGGGCTGTCCTAAAAGCCTTCTCACCGGCAGTCTCTGGTTTTTCGTCTTTAGGGCTCATAGATTTTCCTTGGACATATCAGTAGACCAATTTGACTTTACCTATAAGGCAAGTGAAAAACTAACATAAATGTTGTATAAAAGGTGAATAAAGTTGTCAAATTAATTGATAATCCTCATATTTTCCAATATTTTGCTTGACGCATCCTGTAATCTTGCTATATTCCCTCTGGGCTTAGTGAAATACACCGTCTGGGGGGAGGCGGCCTGCTTGGTAATCTAAATTTTGCCCGACAACAACCCGGGAGAATGGGCGGATGGCGATATTTAAGCGAAAAGGCAGCAAACTCTGGACTTGCATGGTTCGTACGCCTGGCGGGAAGCAAATCTGGAAAACTTTCCCCACAAAAGCCGAGGCCGAGGCTTACGAGGCCGATGCACAGTCCAAAAAATATCGCGGCGATTTTGTGGAGCCGTCCGGCGTTACCTTTGGTGAATATGCTGAGCGACTCTTCAAGAAAAGTGGAATGAAACCCTCCACCCTGCGGGCTCACCGAACGAACTTAGAAAAACATATCCTCCCCGCACTAGGCGACATCAAAATTCAGGCTCTCGGCAAACGAATGATAAAATCGTTTTTGGAAAATTTACGAAAAGAAAAAGGCTTGGCCTTCAAGACAACCAAAAATATCAAAAGCCAAATCAGTAGCATCTTAGAGTCGGCCGTGGACGATAATTTGCTAAGCGATAACCCAGCGATTGCAATTAAGATTCCAGCTGTGACGCGGGACCATACGGTGTCCTTGGATGAGAAAGAAAATATAGACGCACTCGAAGAGACTCAGGCGGATTTATTTATTGAAACGTGTCTTGAAATTTTCCCCCCAACAGTTGCGAGCCGAGCATTGCTCATCTGCTACTGCGTGCAGGGGCTCCGCCGTAATGAAGCGCTTGCGCTCACATGGGGCGATGTCAAAAGCGAACTCAACAAAAAAAGCCCAGTGCTTCGGGTCAGAAAAAACTGGGACCAGAAAGCTGGATTCATTACGCCAAAGACATACTCGGGCCGACGGGAGCTTCCCCTCTTTCCTGATTTTTTGTTGGCGCTAAGAGAATGGTACCTGGCTTGCCCCAACAAGAATGCCCGCTCCCGTATATTTCCTTATCACCCCGACGGGATAGACAAGCCGATTCGCCGCGTCACTCTTGCCGCGAATCTTCCGCACGTGTCGCCGCAGATTCTGCGGCGGACGTTTGCCACTATTCATGCATTCAGGAACGAGATACCGCCAAAGAAATTACAACACTGGATGGGTCATTCTGACATCAAGACAACTTTTCAACTTTACGCCCGCCACTACAGAGAAGGGCTTGTACCTCTCCCGGGGGGCTTTGGGCACCGGATTTCGGAAAAAAGAGCCATTGCAAACCACTGATTATGGAATAGTTATAATGTAGTGCAAGAATAAAGGCCCAAAAGGCCCGTAAATACTTGACTTCTCCTTATTTTGTGCTATTTTGTAGTGCGTGAAAGGAGGAGTCAACCATGAAAACCACCGTTTATATCCGCAGGTCGGCTGAATCCACAGAGAACACCGTAAGCCTTACACAGCAACGCGCCGCAATCGGCGACTACATCGCCAAGCAGGGCTGGGCACCCGGGCCCGTCGTCGAGGACGACGGGGTGAGCGGCGGAGACTCTGCACGATTCGAACGAATTGATGCGGCTCTGAAGTCCTCTGGCTCCAAATCGCTAGTTGTATTCCACATCGACAGGCTCGGCCGTGATACGGCCGGCACACTCCACTGGCTTCGTGAGTGGGCTCGGCGAGGGATTGAGATTCATGCAGTCGGCGCCGGCCTCATCGAAATCAAGACTTCAAGTGGACTTATCACCGTCGGCGTGCAGGCACTCATTGCGGAACACTACAAATGTCTCGTCGGCGAGAAAACTGCTGGGGCCCTCGAGATATTGAAGAAGAGCGGCCGGCGATACAGCGGCCAAGCGCCATTCGGATACCGCCACAAGGCCGGAAAGCTCGTTGAGAGCGAAGAGGAGCAGAACGCCATTCGCCGGGCCAAAGCTCTTCGCTCTGAGGGGCTTGGCTACCGCGCCATCGGAAGACGATTGAGAGATGAAGGATACCGGGGCCGGAACGGCAACATCCTTCGCGGCCAGACGATTAAACGCGTGGTTGCCGCCTAGAGGCAACCCATTCACCGGAAGAGAGAGGAGATTTATTATGCCGAAATTTGAGCAAAAGTTGGAGCGTTTGAAAAGAGAGATTCGGTTATTGGAGGACGAGCACGAGATGATTTTATGTATCCGAGACGGGCGGCCCTACAAGCACTCGACGCGCCCCGCATTTATCGAATGCGACGATGGGGGCTACCACTCGACAACCGCCTTACTAGAGGCCCAGGACGTCGAGCCTGTGAAGACAGTTGTCGCGCCAACTTATGAGGACAAGGCCGTCGAGCCTGTGAAGCATTATGTCGCGCCAACTTATGAGGACAAGGACGTCGAGCCGCCGAAGACATATACCTTCAATTAATCTGAAGAGGGCCGCCTACCCTCTTCATCCGGCCGGGGCTGGGGCCTCCTCCTCTTCATACCCAGCTCCGGCTTTTTCAAAGGAAGCATCACATCGAAAAACTTTTAAAGATGCTACTCGCTGATGTTTCAACGGAAGAAATTTCGCTGGAGTTAGGAATATCGGAGGAGGCGATTAATCGAACTCGAAAATCTGAATTGTTTCAAGAATTGAGAAAAACCAACCTTCCGCCTGGAGGAGTAAGTCCTGATGTCTGTAGCAGTCTTGAATCCGAATGAACTCTCAGAGGCTGAAACTCCCGAGGAGAATTTTGCCCGGGGGTTTGTCAGCGAGATGGGCATCGACGCCCCCATTGATTATCCACAGGCGGTGGAGTGGTATACACGCGCCGTAGCGATGGGCCACCTCCGCGCCCATACCCGCCTCGGCGACCTCCTCACGTCCGGGGAGGGGAATGTCCGAGCCGACTTCCCGCGAGCTCTGCGGCTGTACTCACGGGCGGCTGAATCCGGCGACGAGCTAGCGGTGATTCGGCGCGAAACGATGCTACAGATTTTAGAAGATACCCGCGATAAAACCGACGACGAGGAGCAGATTTCATCCCAGCGCCTCGTCGGGGAACAACACGGGCGGCAGATGAACTTGATGGCCGCGTGCCCGGAAAAGGAAACCGCATGATACCGATTCGGAGAATGGTGGCTATACCCGGCAAGGTTCCGCTCAATCGGCCCGGGCATACCTATAGGATGTTTCTGAGCGATGAGAAGGACCAGACTTTTTTTGTGGGAACCCGGAAGTCTCTTGAGGCAATCAAGGAAGATTTTGAGGCCTTTTTCCTTTACCCCGGAGAGATTGGAGTCGTACTTTCTCCGGCGGGCAAAATTGTTTTAAAGAGAGGAGGTGTGCGGGATGTTGGACTTCGAAAAGAACCCATCGCGCCGGCCCGTGACGGAGCATTCACTGACGAGCCAGCAAGTCTGTCAAGCGCTCTACGCTGACCTCGCCGGCACCATCAATGAGCTCAAGCAGGATTACCCCGAAGGCCGGATTTTTAAGGCTGAGGATTTCACCGCGTGGGCCCAAATCTGTGAATTTGCGCTGGAAAATGAGGATGCTATCGATGAACCGCTCGACTGGGGGCAATTCGCCCCCAGCGGGCGCTAG